CTATCGCTTGCTCGGCCAAGACGTAAGCGTATTAAGTGACCTAGAAGATAAGGGGCAAATTACGACTGAGCTATTCCATCGTATCCTGTTCCAGGGCGAATGGATACCGGAAGATGTGGACCGCGAAGAACTGCTGAAAAATGTTGAGAAGCTAAAAGCTGAGGCCAAAAAGTTCCTGATGGAGCAGCAGGCCGCAAATCGCCCGTTGCCTGCTGCCGGCAAGCAAAATAAAGCCCCCCAGGCTACTGCCTAGAGGGCTTTTGCGCTGATGCCGTAATCAATACCCGCGAGCTTGCTGTAGTTTGCGGGTAGCACGCACAAGTTCAGGGGCGATCATTGGCTCTTTGAGCACCTTGGTTTCGCATTCTCCATCAGAGTATTGCGTTTTCTTTAGCACCAGGCCGCTCATGTTGACATACTCAACTTGCGGGGCGGTTTCTTCGAGGGCGGTTTCTTCGGGACCGGTTTCGGTGACCGACTCAGCAGGCGGCGCAGGCGGTGGCGCGACAGGCGGCTTTGCGGGCGGTGCTGCCACGGCTTGAGCGGTTGGGTTTGCCACGGTTGTTTCCTTGAGAGGGTTACGCGCTACACTATAGCGCATCCATCAATCAAGCCATGACACCAGATGAAATCGCCGCGCTGCAGGCCGAAGCCGCGGAAGCCAAGAGTCTCAGGGAGCGACTTGCTACTGTTGACGGCAAGAAAGGCGAAATCCTGGACGAAAAAAAGCAGTTGCAGGCTCAACTGCAAGAATTGCGTGACAAGGAAGAGGCTCGCAAGAAGAAAGAGCTTGAAGATGAAGGCAGAACTGCCGAACTCCTTGCTCAGGAGCGAAAGGAAAAGGAGGAGCTGAGAAAGCAGCTTGAGGAAAGAGATCAAGCTATTGCAAAAGCGGAAGAAAAGCGCACTCAGGATCGGCTGCGCTCTGACTTTTTGGCTGTCTTCAATGCAAGCGAAGTCTTTCAACCTGATCACGCATGGGGATTATTGCATTCGTTTGTCTCGGATGATGACGGGAAAACCGTTGCCACTGCCGGCGGACAGAAGGGCACCATCGCTGATCTCGCCGGCAGGCTGCGGAAGGATCCCCAGTACGCCTACCTGTTCAAGCCGAAGGGCGGCGGTGGCGGCATGGGCTCCCGGCCTGCCGCAGGCGATCCCATCGACCTCTCGCGCAATCCCTACCTTCCTGGCGGCAATGTGACCATGCGGCTTGACCTTGAGACAAGCAACCCTGATCTTGCTGCTAAGCTGAAGGCTGAGGCGGATACAGCCGCCAAAAGCAAAGGGTAAGGCTGCGCTGAGCCCTTGAGCAAAAGCATCACTGCTGCGCGGTATTGCTGACCAACGCACACCATTGCTTTCTCTCAAGTGGCTTACCTCGGCAATTACGGCGGGACGTTTCAAGGTGACGTTGCAAGTCTGACTCGGCTTGCAACGTCGGCTCCGTTTAGCCAATACCTGCAGGAACAAATTTTTCTGCAGTCTTTGATGATCCGCTCTGGCATCATCGCTACAAGTTCTGAGCTGACTGCCACTACTGGCACTCGGATTGAAGCGCCGTTCTTCGACCCGATCAATCCGATCGAAGAACGCATGACCTCCAGTAATGACTGGGGCATTTCTGGTGAAGGTCACTTTACCTACCAGAAAGTCACTGCTTCGACTCAGTACGCTACTATCACTCATCGCGGCTTTGCCTATGCCGGCGATAAGTTGTCTCGGCTTGCTATTGGCGAAGACCCAATGGCTTCCCTGGCCAGCCAGCTTGCCCCCGCTATGAACAAGCTGCGGACTGCTAAGTTCATCGCCCAAATGGAGGGCTTGCTTGGCACTGGTGGCCCGCTTAATGCCACGCAAAACGTTAACAAGTCGGTTACGACTGGTTCCACTATCTCTAACTGGTTGACAGCCGAGAATGTGATCGAAGCACGTTACAAGCTGGGCGAACGGCAAAGTGACATTACGACTATCGTGATGCACTCGCTTGTTGCCGCCTACTTGGAGCAAGTGGGCTTCCTTGCTTACGATGCCGACCGTCGCGGCGTCAATCGCAGCCAGCAGATTGGCATTTTTGGCAACCTGAATGTTGTTGTTGACGACCAATGCCCCATCATTGGCACCAGCGGCCAGCAGCGGCAGTTTGTCTGCTACCTGGCTGGCGCTGGTGTGATGCGAGAAGGCGATCAAATTCCAATGGAAATCGAGCCTGACCGCAATGCCCTGAGCAAGCAGGACGGCATCATTGTTGACTACCATCACGTTCAGCACGTTGCTGGTACTTCCTGGAATGCCATCTTCGACAATCCCACAAATGCACAGCTTGCAACCGGCTCTAATTTTGTTCTCGCTTTTGAGGAGCCGCGCTTGATCCCCGTTGTGCGACTGATTGTCAATTCGCCCTATGGCGGCACGATCTGACCCTTAGCGCTATGATCTGAGGGGCGGTCATAGGGGACTGCTTCCGTTGGTTTGGCCCCCAGGATCTGCGAAGTCCTGGGGGCTTTTCCATGGCTCGACTTCGGCTATGCTGGGGGCCAGCTCCTGCATAGCCCCCAAGATGGCCGCGTTCAATTTCCTCACAGCTCGGGGCACCTCCACGGTGGCGGCGCTCCCTACAGCCTCTTCCTTCCCCGTAGCTGCAAGCCTTGGCCAGATCCGTGTCGTGACCGATGCCACCTCTCCTGCCGCCGGCTCTGCGCCTGTTGGGGGCGGCGCTGCTCGGGCTCTGGTCTGGTACAACGGCACCGCTTGGCGTGTGATCGGAGTCTGATCGCCATGCAAACTCGCTGGTGGCCGTGGCATCGCCTGGCCGAACCCTATGCCTACTCGGCTGTCGGCAGCGAGCCAGCGTGCAACTGCACGCCTCCCGCGCTGATCGTAGTAGCCGATGCAGACACCTACATGGCTGCCACGCTCAAGGCGGCCAACTGGGCGGCGCTAACGGCAACGCAAAAAGGGCAGGCGCTTAAGTCTGCTCAAGATGCGCTGCGTACTTTGCGCTGGTGTACTGATGAGACAACGTGCTGCGGTAAAACGTTGACCGCAAGTTACATCGCTGCTGCGTCGGAACTTGCGCTTGTGCTGTTCAATGATAGCACAGCAGTTCTTGGCGCCGCCAATCAGCTCCCGGTCCCAACCGTGAAACGGGAGAAGTTCGATGTGTTTGAGCAGGAATACTTTGATCCTAGCATTATCGCAAAGGTATTGCCAAGGGATAAGCGCGTTGGCAGTAACTCGCCCACCGTGCTACGCCTTTACCCATGGCTAATTGATTTAATTGGTTGCTGGATTGACCGGCAAAGCCAAACCTTGATCCCAATGTTCCGAGGATAAATGGCCGCTCCTCAAGATGTATGGGCAAAGCCACTTGCCGAAAAGATGATAGACAAGTACAGGTGCCAGTCACTTGTCTATGTCAAGGTAAGTTTCGGCCCCTACGATGAAGTAGCGGGAAGCGTGCCCAGCATCGAGAAAAGGTTTATTGCCGCTGGCGCTGTGACGCGCTCAAAGAAAGCAGAGCGCAATGGCGTGCAGCAAGGGCATGAAGTCGAAGTGTGGGTTGACCATAAAACAGTGCCATGGCCTGTTACGTCTAGCGATCGACTGGAGTACCTTGGCCGCAAGTGGAAGGTAACCGAAGTTGCAAGTTACGGTAGCGGCAGCGATGGAACTCCTGTTGGGCCAATTTATTTGACGACATTAGATGGCAAGGTGATTACAACGCTCGATGGCAAGCCTTTTATCACACAAGGCATAGAAGGCGGGGCAGAAAAGTTTACAATGTATGCAAGCAAGATTATGGCAAGGGCAGAATAATGGCACGACGCAAAAGACCAGTCAAAAAGGGCAAAGGATTTGGCATTGAGAAAATGGCCGATGATGTTAGGGACGCTGCTATCAATGCGTTGCGCAATGCTGCGAAGGAAGTTGTCAATGATCTGGCTGCTATTGGACCGGCCTGGAGTGGGGAATTTAGGCAGGACTGGTATGTAGAAACTGCTGACGGTAAAAGAGGCGTGCAAGCCAGGGGCGAAGACGGTAGATACAATCTGTTCAATATCCCACAGCTTAAGGTGCAGGGTCGCAATGCCAAGGGGCAATTTACTGCATCTAAGCCAATGGGCGTTGGCAAGATTGAGCTATTTATTGGCAATTCTTCGCCTTATGCGCAAGAGGCCATGGATCTTATTCCCGGCAAATTCCGGCGGCAAGAGGAAGGGCCAATTAAAGAGCCTGTCGCAGTTGGTAGAAGGGTTGGCAGGTTGCGCGGTGATGTGAAGGAAATGTCAACAGAAGAAATACTGGAATCAGGCAAAAGACCAGCAATTTCAACTGCACAAAAAGATTGGTACACTACCTATATGGAAGGCGGCGCATTTAAAGCTGCTTTCCAGAAAGGCGCCAAAGCTGGCTTTATTCGCCCCGTAAACAAATGACAGTCCCACTCCAGCAAATTCGCGGCATCTATGAGCGCATTGTGATTGATGCTGCTGATCCCGTGCCAGTTTACGCTGAAAATCAAACAGCAGTAGACTTTGAAGCATTAGACGAATACTGTTTTGTGCGTGTAAATTTTGGCTTGATACAGGAGCCTGTTATCGGCGCCCAGGCGCAGTGGCATATACGCGGCTCTATTGTATGCGAAATCTTCACCCGTAAAGGCATCGGCCCTGGTCGCGGGATGCAAATTGCTGGGCCAATTATTGAAGCGCTATCAGCATTGAATGGCCCCATCTCGCAAGCGACGGAGGAGATCGTTGCTCGCGTCGGGCCAGTCACAGGGCCAACCCAGGCGCAACTGCAGGACCGGGCGCACCACTACACGCGCTTCTCGATGCCCCTGGCAGCCCGCCACAGGCCATGACCTTGGCGGCAGGAGCCCAGTTGCCCTACAGTAGGCGCTAAGCCCTATGCACCGGCCACGGGCCGGCTCTCTCGATGCCCGTCGCTTCCTGCGGCCCGACCACCGTCCTGACTGGTCAGGACGGAATGATCACAATGAAGCCTCCAGGCACTTTGGCGTGCCTGCTTGACAAGACTGATTTCCCTGCACCCGTCAGTCCCGCGACTACTTCGGTTCTGACAATTCCCGCCAATTCCGATTTCCGTGTCAACGATCCTATCACTTTCACTGAAAAAGGAACCGCTAATCTTGACGCTACGCTCACCGATGGCACGGTTTATTACATCAAGACCCGTCCCACTCCCACCACTTGCACTATTTCGGCAACAGTGGGCGGCGCTGCGCTTGCCTTTGGTGGCAACGGTGGCGCTGGCGGTGCCAACACTCCCGGCGATGACAACCATATTGAAATGAGCTTTGCTACGGCTTATGCCATGTGCGAAGTCCCATCTGTTGATCTTACCCTTACTAGGGGCGAGATTGACATTACCTCTCTTCCTTGTAGACCTGGCACCAGCCATGGCCCCAAGTTGGCTCGATTCCGCAAATTCCAGCCAGGCTTTGCTGATGGTAGCGGCACCTTAACGCTGCGTCTTACTGACGATCGCGCCGCCTTCACCAATCGCATCATCCAGGGCACGATGTTCAATGATCAAAGCGGTGCTGAGCTGAAGGCGTATTTCCACGCTGTAGCTACCACCGGCAATCCGAACACGGTTGACGATGCCGCTTCGCTGCCTTGCATTTTCCCCATCGTCCTACTTGGCCTCAGTAGCGCTATCTCGCAAGATGATAGCCCTACTGAAGTTTCTGTCAATTATCGCATTTCGGACACTCCCACCAACCTTTTTGGCTTGACTGGCTTCTGATTATCCGTGGATCGCCACACAGCGGGGCTTCGGTCCCGCTTTTTCATGCGCTGATCCAGTGCTATGATTCCATCGTTGCTCTGAACAACTCTCATGTCTAAGAACGTCAAAGAACTGCTCAAGGCGACACGCCAGCGCCGCAAAGCGGAGATCACGCTGAGCACTGGTGCGACATTCGATATGTACTACACGCCGCTTACTGAAGCGGAAGACGAAAGAATCAGGGAAGGAATCAAGGCCGACAACAGCACCAACGCTTACGGCTTGCGCGTGCTGGTTCTTCGTGCTGAATATGAGGATGGCACGAAAATGTTTGATCCAGTCGCTGACAAGGGCACAATGCGTCAGGAGTACGCCAAAGCTGATTTGAGTACCATGATGGAAGCCCTTATCTTCAACGGGGGCGTGCTGGCAAGCGAAGATCCCAAAAGCGATAAAGGAGGCGATCAAGGCTGATCCCGCCTTAATGCTTCGGCTTGCGTTGTGCAAAGAGCTGGGAATGACACTTTCCCAGCTTAAGCGCAACGCAACTCAGGATGACATAATTATGCACGCTGCATACCTTGAGATCCTGGCCGATCAAGTCCCGAAACCAGGAGCCCCGCCTGTCCGCTGAACCGAGAGGCGCTAAGGTGGAGCCCTTGGTGCCGAGGCGGGAGTGTCTGACTATCAAGGCCGGCTGAAAGTCACACTGCAAGGGCTCGATCAGCTTAAGCAGCTTGACGATCGGCTGGCAAGTATTGAAAGTCGTGCGGATAATGTTCGTGAAGCGATTGCAGGCATTGGCAACGAATTAAGCACGAATCTTGGCAAAAAAAATAAAGCGCTTCGGGATCTTGTCGATACCAGGGATGAGCGGCTTTCTTCTCAAGGTAGCGTCAGAAGTACAGCACAAAGACGCAATGCGCAAAGCGGCAGGTATCTGCAAGGGCCAAACGTCAACGCGAGAAGATTGGCCAGGGCAAGACTTGATGCTGCAGAAGCTGAAACAAAAAATGCTCAGCTTGAATTAGGGCAAGCGCTACAGGAGAGGCGAGAGATAATCAGGCGCGGCAGAAGACTCCAGCAGAGAACACTACCTTCGCTTGTGCTGGGCGGAGATAGAGTTGCGGGAAAAAGGGAAAGGACTTTAAGAGGTGTCACCGAAAGCGCCAGCTCGACTAATCAACAATTAAGACTAGGCGGCTTTGAAGCGCAATACGAAAGACGCCTGCAAGCATTTAGGCGCGGCGGTGGCGGAACCAATGCGCCGGGGCTTATTGAGAAAGTGTTTGCGATAACGCAAGCATATAACGTTCAAAAGCGCGTCATTTCAGCCACGGGTGATACAAGCGCAAAAGTTACAAGGCGGCAAGCCGTTGAGTTGAACGCACTGTCGAGTACGTTGAGCAAATACAATGAAGCGCAACTTGAGGCTAATAGGCTTGCAAGAAGCAGAGTAGAAAGACTGTCTGCGGCAAGAAAGCTGGGCGACAGGTTGCGCCCAATGGAAGCCGCGAGCGGTACAGCGCGAGATCCTAAAACTGGTGAGCTTCTTTATCCTGACGTAACTCGTCCCGCCTTCCCGCGCAGGGAAGTTGGCAGAGCGCGGCTACTTGTTAATCGAGCTGCAAAAGCAGCAGAAAGTGGCGACCAAGAACTGTTTAGGCTTGCATCTTTCCAAGCCAAGAAAATAATAGACAGGATGGAGGCTGGCGCAAAGGCTGGGCTCAAAACTGCCAGAACAGCGCAAACCCGTATTGATGCCGCCGTCAAAGTGGCAAGGGGCGCAGTTGACAAAGGACTTGCAACCGAAGTATCGCTAAGCGACAGAACATTTAACGATAAACTGCGTGAATCAAAAGAACGTGCAAAGCGAGAGGCGGACCTATTCAAGGCAAGTGACAAAGAGGCCGGAAAAGACTTTAATCAAAGATTGCAGAATCGTGTCAAGCAAAGGCAAGCAGAGCAGCGTGCTGCTGTCCGCGATCTAAATGTAAGGTCTAGCTGGCAAACAGCGCTAAGCGAAATG